CATGGCAGAAATCTGAGTATAAACTATGGTTTGCCCGGCTCATCTGACGGAGGCGTATTGTACAGTCTGAAATCTATACATGGCTACTTGCAAATAGCGGACAATAGTGGTGGGTTAAACCTCCGACCCTCGTACTCATTCTTTCCTAGGGTGAAGATGATAGGGTCAAAAACGTCTAACTCCTATCGGGGGGACGCTAAAGATAAGCGATAGGTACTTTGAGATAAGTGGCATAATCTCTGGTCTTCTGAATACACCACTCTGCTTAGGAACGTAGATCTGCGAGAAAAAATTCAGTAGTGAAGCAAACACACTATACCTACCCCTTTAATATAATTAAGTGGGAATGAAACAAAGGCTGTGTTGGAACACGCATTAGAAGGGCCACTTGACCTTCAGTTCCTTTTTAATCCCCTTAATAGCTCCCGCTGTTAGGGGGATTTTCTATTCTTCTAAAAAAATTTCTTGACTTTTTATCTCTATAGTTGTATAATAGTATATCTGAAAATTGAAAAAAGAGGACACTATGTTTGAAATACTATTTATATTAGTTGTATTGGGCTGCGGAATTTCTAGCTACGCCTTGGGCAGGAAAACAGGTATTGTAGCAACCATAGGGTACCTTATAGAACAACAAATTATTGAAGTAGATGATGTACCTTCTAATTGAATTTTTTAAATTCGTTGATAGGTAGTATAATATTAGTGTGGACTCGGGTGCAAATCCCGACACCTCCACCAACCAAATTCTAATGATAGTGTGCAACTGAGCACAAAGATTATGGGGGGTGATCTAGGTTCGACAGGCTAAGAAAGGCTATCAGGAGAATCGTGGGGAAGCAACGTTACTGCAACAACACAACTGCAAACGATGAAGTGTTTGCGTTAGCTGCGTAAGTAGTTAACTGGGGGTGGCTACTTTCCTTATCACCCAATAAGTAGCATTTTGATAATCTGCCACCGAAAGGGGCAAAGAGGCTTACCGAAAGGGAGCTAGAGGAGAAGAAAAATGATTACAAGATCATTATTGGCAGACCTGCCTAAATTTTTTGTAGGGTTTGACCGCTTAGAACAAGATTTCTTTGCAAGTACAGTAGACGGAAGTTATCCTAGATATAACATCGTACAAACAGGAGAGCATGGCTATAGAATTGAAATGGCTCTTCCTGGGTGGGATAGAAAGGACATCGAAATTTCTCTATTTAAGAATGTACTTAGCGTTAAAGGTATTCGGAAGCAAGTAGAAAATCCAGAAGAAACATACGCCTATAAAGGGTTGAGTGGTAAACAATTTACACGAGACTTCAAAGTAGGAGATTATATTAAAATTGAAAAAGCGTATTTGGAACGCGGATTACTTTGCTTGAATTTAGTTCAGGATTTACCTGAATCAGAAAGACCCGTTACCATTGCCATAGACTAGGAGAAGTCGTGGAAAATAAGTGTAAACAAAATGCGGAAGTCGCAGAAGCTATAGCAGTTAGTGTCGGAATAACATGGTTCGCCACTAGACTACCTTGGTGGATAATAATACTTGCGTAAAACAAAAAACCGGATAGGGGCTTAGGCCCCTATTCGTTTACTTATTAACTAATGAGGAAACTTTATGTGCAAAACAAACCGCCCACGACGCGACATGCTGTACGCCGGCATGCCGAAAGACCACGACATAATCGAGCAGGAGCTACTTGAGCAGATCGAAGAGGATTGTAAACTAAACGGGTGTGTATGGTCACCGCCATGCGCGAACGTTGAGAGCTGTGCTTTACTGTGGCACCCTGACAGCGACGACAAGTAAGAGGTATGAACCATGGATTCCATATTATTTGAAGCTTATCTCCCCGTATTTGCGATACTCACGGGTATAGTCCTTGCTGTGGCATTACTCAGCCACTTCAGGGATGCCTCGGCCAGGCGTATGACGCGCATGATGGAGCGTGTTGGCTTGGATCCTAGAATTGCTACACGTACTTATCCGCAAACCCTATCCTACCCACAAACTGAGGCCACTATGAAACAAGTGCGGAAGCGATGTCGCGGTTGTCAAAGTGAAGATTTATGCGAGCGATGGCTCGTCGGCGCTGTCAAGGGAGAGAATTCTTTCTGCCCCAACGCACAAACATTTCTCAATCTTGATACTGATGAAACATAGATATGAGTAGAATTTTAATAGGCATGATATTAATACTGGGAATAGGCTTTGCTACTTACTATTTTCTCACTTCCAGGGCGCTCAAAAACCTTACAGAAACTAACACAGAATTAAAAATCACTTCCGGTATCAATCAAGCCACAATAACTCAGTTAGAAATCGATATAGTACAATTTGAACGGTTAAATTCAGAGTTAACCTCTAACTTACAAAGCGCTGAAAGATACAGGGATAGACTATCACAAACATTGAGAGAACATGATTTAACTCGAAATGCCTACGAAAAGCCAGGATTAATAGAAGGAATAGTAAATGATGCAACCTCACAAGTCTTTAGCGATCTTGAGTCTATTACTGCTAACTAGCTGTAATTGGTTATGGCCACGAGAAGTAGTAGTTCAAACTGAATATGTAGATCGTACTATACCAATACAAGTTAGACCAAAGGGTATCGTTACTTATCCTGTAAAATTTTTTGTAGTAACAGAAGAGAATTTCGAAGAGTTTAAAGCCACATTTGAAGACGAGTACTCAAGCTTTGTATTTTTTGCATTAGGAGTACCAGATTATGAAAACTTATCTCTAAATATGGCAGAGATAAGGCGCTACATAGAACAACAACAAACCTTAATACTATATTATGAAAATAGTATTAAACCTAATGAGATGATAGACGATCAAGCAGAACTGACCGATGAGCAGAATTCGCAGAGTGCAACTTCGGTTGCCGGCCAGCTTATGCAGATAGTATATAGCCTAACGAGATGATAAACGATGAAACGTGATTTAATAGAACTAATATTTATTGTAGCAGGAGTCTTTTTATTTTTTACATGGGTTTTTGCCGAAGCAAAAGAGCCGGACCACTGGCTACACCCTCCTACCCCCGAATGGAAACAGTACGAAACACTGGGGTAGTACTAATTATAACTCATAGGCTTAAACAATGAAACACGCAGTAAAGAATCTAAAACTTTCCATAATTATTCTATTTATAGTTATTATAGCTGTAATACCCCTTATATCAATAGCTGGTTTCGAACTATACAATAGACTTCGTGCAGTAGAACACACAATAAATCTTATAGAACCCCCTAAGTGGGCGTTGCAAGATGTAACTATGCAGTTAGATAGACTAACAGATACTGTCAACGCAGTTAGAGAAGAGTTACGAAGTGATATTGATGCAGTAAGTAGAAGAACTGATTATAATGCAACAATAGTAACTCGTGCTAATGATCAGCTTGGCAGGCTTACTCGTCTTACAGAACGAATGGCTGCAACAGAAATAATGGAAGAAACTAATGAACTAGAGGATTAAGTATCAATGAATAGAAATAGATTGTACAGACAACTAAAAGAAGATGAGGGTAAAGTTTGTAGAGTTTACAGAGACCATTTAGGTTATTTAACTTTTGGAATTGGACATTTAATAACACAGAAAGATCCAGAAGCAGACTGGGCTTTAGGAACCGCTGTAAGCGAAGAAAGAATAAGAGAATGTTTCGACAGGGACGTTGAAACTTCTATCGCAGAGATAAAATGTTTGGTATATGATTTTAATAATAAGCCTGACACAGTACAAGAAGTATTAATAAATATGCATTTCAATCTAGGACACTATAGGTTATCATTATTTAGAAGGTTTCTAAAAGCTATTGAAGAAAATGATTGGAATGAGGCCGCTTTAGAAGGTAGAGATTCCAGGTGGTACACACAAGTGCCATTACGAGCAGAAAGATTAATGAGTAGTTTGGAGAGCCTTCAAACTATTCAGAACAGTTTAGAGGAATTAGTATGAAAATGAAAGAGTTACAAATCGAACGAATGAATTATGAATTTTTAGCACAATGTATAAGATCTGATCAACTATCTGCCGCACAAGTACAGAAAGAATTTAAGTACAATCCTGACTTTGAGGCATGGTATAAAAATAAGTATAAACTTGAGGAATAATTATGGATAAGGAATTAAACAATTGTTATAATGAAATATTTACAAAAGTTTTAGAGCTTCAAGGAGAGTATTCCGACCTAATGATTGCAGGAAATATGGCAGCACAGGCTCTAAGAATTTATAGAACTGTTCTTAATGATGAAGACTATAACAATATGATGAAAACTATTATTAGAACAACAGACGAAATCAAACCTTACAATAGAGAAGTTTCACATTAGGGGGTAAAATGACCGAAGAAATTAAATGCGTTATAGCAAATACAATTCCCTCTATACCCGATCAGAGGGACATCCCTTATCGCTCTCCTTATAAACCAGAAGATTTACCTAGTTCTGTGGATATGCGAAACGATGTTTATGAAGTAGAAAATCAAGGCCCATTAGGAAGTTGTGTTGCGAATGGAGTAGCTAGTTCTTGCGAACTTATAGCTAATAGAAACGAGAAACCTATTGATTTAAGTCGGCTATTTCTCTATAACGCCACTAAGGTTTATGAAAATAGAATAGGAGAAGTGGGCCTATACACTAGAGATGCTTATCATGTTGCGTATAAACAAGGAATGCCAACAGAAGAGTACTATCCTTACGATGTAGCATTTGACGATACAATCCCCACCTCAGAAGATTATAAAGAGGCTTTCAATAATAGAATAGACAGATATGAAAGTGTAGTTCGATGGGGTAGTGCAAATCATTATCAAGAAATACATGATATTAAGTCCGCACTCCATGAAGGAATGCCAGTTGGCTTTGCTATGATGATTACTACCTCTTTAATGGGCTTAGAGGGTTCTTGGAAAGAACATAAGTATACAAGAGTTAGTAAGGATAATACAGGGGTTGGCGGGCACTATATGCTGATCGTAGGATATGATGATGAAGCCCATAAATTC